CATGCTTTCTTCATGTTCGAACGGAAGTTTGAAAGCAGAAATGAGCGTATATTCGATGTGGATGGACGCCACCCAAACATCGTCCGCGGTTACCGAACTCCTGAACTTGGTTACGACTACGCGACAAAGGATGGGGATATTGTTGGGGGAGGACTCGCCCGACCAGACCCAGATCCGGTATCTGAGGCTAGTTCGAAATGGGCTACAATTGTCTTACAACCAAGTCGAGAGGAATTTTACGAGGCTGTCGCTCGCTTGGATCCACGAGCACTTTGCGTCAACTTTAACTCCCTTAGAGCTTACGCGGATTGGAAATATCGAGACAGTATCGAGCCGTACACCACTCCCCCAGGATTATCGTTCGAGACGGGTGACTTTCCGGAGCTCTCTAGATGGGTTGAGGAAAATCTGGTTGGACAGTCAAGTAAGTGCGGCTCCGCGTTCGCTACGCCAGGAATAGATCTCAGCTAGGGCTTTTCTGTGGCTTAGTGCTCGGTCACGCTTGGTCCGATCGCGCTTCGCTCGCTCGGACCGCTATTTGGAGTGTGCGCAAGGCTGACTTTATGCAGGTAGACCTAAGTCCCTCATTCTAATAGGGGACACACGATTGGGTAAAACACTATGGGCGCGGTCTTTAGGCAACCACGCTTACTTTGGAGGACTCTTTTGCCTAGATGAGCCACTCGATGACGTCAAGTATGCTGTCTTTGACGATATGCAGGGTGGCTTGGAGTTCTTTCACAGTTACAAGTTTTGGTTGGGTGCACAAAAGCAATTCTACGCAACGGACAAGTACAAGGGAAAGAAATTGATTAAGTGGGGAAAGCCAAGTATATACGTGTCCAACACTAACCCCCTTTCGGATAAAGGGGCTGACGTGGACTGGTTGATGGGGAATTGCGTAATTGTGGAAATTACTTCCCCTATTTTTCGTGCCAGTACACCGTAGCTGTTGGGCTGAACAACATGTTGTTGACACCCGTATCAGTACACCTAAACATATCAATAATGTAGATGTCTCCCATCCCCTTTCTACTGTTTGAAGCCCAGTTGCTGGAAACCATACTGTTGCCGCTTTCATCATCGTCATAGTACATAGTCTTGTTGAACGGAAAATAATGTTTGTACTGATGGTAATGAATACCATCATTTCCGGAACGAAGGACAACCTTCTTGTCGTAATGAAGTTTGACGTGATTGGTATCGACTTTGCCTTGCATGAGTCGAGTCCGGTCAGACCCTGCCGTACCTTCGAAAAGTATGTTCATGAAGTCTGTGTCACCAAAAGGAGCCACAATTCTTCGGTAGCCATTACTAGTGAGACCGTGCGCGGCCTCAACCCTTAGCCCCTTGGTTTCAAAAACGATTCGACGCCACTCCCAGGGGGAGGAGGAATTGGTGGTCAGATTGCCAATCTCCCTATACCCTTTCCAGAACACGGTGTGCCTAGAACGGTCGGTGGGATCATCCGAGTTCTCGTATTGACGGGCGGTGGGGGAGTAGAGGTAGACGTTAACCGTATTAGGGCCAGGAGAGCTGATGCCAAGTTCGGAATTTGAAACATTCGCGGGATCGTAATAGGCGAGATTATCTCTCTTCTTGGTCGACGTGAGATTGAGAATCCTCTTGTTGGACATGGCTGTCCTGCGGCGGTATGTTCTCTTTTTCCGATAACGTTGCGTTCTCGCGATGTAATTGCGACGCCCTCTGAAAGCCCGGTAGGTCTCGTACCGGCGTGGACGTCTGGGGATGCGCGCGGCGCGGGCGAAGCGGGAGTATGCCATTTAGGGTGGGCTGAGTTCCAGTAGTGTCGTAAGCTGAACGTCCCATGGTTGTCCAGCTGAGTCGGGGGGAAGGGCGGTATTTATGCTAACTCCGGTCGGGGTTAGCGGGGTTAAGCGAGTTAACTCCGAGAGGCCGCCTATTTAACTCCCTCTGCCTCTACGCCTCTGTAGAGTATAATATTAAAACTCTACAGAGGCTCCCACGTGACTCATGCCTTTTCGTTTCCAAGCCAAATATGGACTCCTTACCTACGCCCAGTGTGGAGATCTCGATCCCTTCGCAGTTGTTGAACATCTTGGACGCCTTGGAGCTGAGTGTATCATTGGAAGAGAAACTCACGAGGATGGCGGACTTCATCTCCATGCTTTCTTCATGTTCGAACGGAAGTTTGAAAGCAGAAATGAGCGTATATTCGATGTGGATGGACGCCACCCAAACATCGTCCGCGGTTACCGAACTCCTGAACTTGGTTACGACTACG